CGTGTTCAACAAGCCATTCCGGGGACTCAAGTACGTTGGCAACGACGACATCCTCCGCAGGCTGCATAACCAAATCTTTGCAGAGAAGGGAGTCCGCATCCGTATCTCTGATCTTGGTGATGCTTTCCCGGACAATTCTGTCGAGGCCGTGCCCCTCCCGGTGGAGGACACCGACTCCCTCAACGCGGATTACGTCGAAGCCCTTGAGCTTCTGGAAGAGGACGCCCCCAACGCTGCCGTTGCCATGCTCCGGGCCAGACAGAAGTCCGAGCACCTCAAACTCCGCGCCATGATTGACATGACCGACGACCTTTTGGAAACCGGAAAGTCTGTGGCTGTCTTTGTCTGCTTCCGCGAGTCCCTCGACCAGTTGGCCAAGCAGTTCCCGGACGCCAGTTTGATCTACGGAGGACAGCCTGCCGACGAGAGAACCGATGCCATTGAAGCCTTCCAGTCTAACCAAACCCGTGTCATCATTGCCATGATTCAAGCCGGGGGTGTTGGCATCAGTCTGCACGATTTGGAGGGGGGTTTCCCGCGAGTCAGTCTGATCAACCCCTCCTTCTCTGCTGTTGAACTGATCCAGACCCTTGGACGCATCCACCGCAACAGCGGCAAGTCTCCCTGTATCCAGCGGATTCTCTTTGCCGCAGATACGGTTGAGGAACGAGTTCGCCAAAAAGTTGAAATAAAGGTTGATAGAATCCAGCTTTTGAATGATGCTGATTTGCAACCATGAACGCACTCACACGCAAACCGATGGTCCCCACGGCCATCAAGAAAGAAAAACTGATCCGCTTCAACAACATCGTCAAAGCTGGATACGAGGTCCGCATTGCTGAGCGCAGGCTCAAAACCACCACCCGCACTCTATCCCGCTGGGCGCAAGAACTCGGCATCCCGATGACCCGCTAACTCTCCAGAGATATGAAACACAACTACACCGACGAACAAATCCAAGCCGCCATTGACGCGGCTTGTGAAACTACGCAGAAATCATATTTTGCCGATATTGGCCGGTCAATAATAATGACTCCGACTGGCTTCCCCAAAACATGGCCCGAAGAGTCCCCAGCCCGCCTCTCGCTAGCCCGCGCCCTGCTCGACCGCCTGCCGACCCCTGCCGCCAGCCATGACAGCCAGACTGCCGAGTCGGACACCTTCGAGGCCCACGCCAAGTTTCAGGCGGAACTTGAATCCGTTTGGAATGGTGACTCATGGACTCCCAAAGTCGGTGACGTGGTCCGGCTCAAGTCTGGCGGGCCGGTGATGACTGTCGCAGCATTTCGTCTTAACGGCGATGTTGTATGCCGGTGGTTTGACGTTGCTAATCCGCGTGTAAAAGATTTCGAGGAAGCTACCATCGAACCTGCCACCAAGGAGGACGCACGATGAACATCGACCAACTAAAAACCGAACTCCGCGAGTTCATCAAACTGAGTGAGACGATCACGCCTCACAGTTACGCCCTCTTCATCGCCCGCGCCCGCAACATCAGCCCGACGATGGCGAAGATGCTTTTGGTGGCTGTGGAACACATCGAAGCAATGTCAATGGAGGTAAATGTTGAGTGCTCGGAGGATGCGCTTAAAGCCTACGACCAAGATTCAAAAATCGCACAAGAGACACTCCGACAAATCCTCAAACTCTGGGAGGAAACGAAATGAACACCAACACGCCAGAAACTGACGCCTTCAAACGAACTGTCGGAGAGCCATGGTGGGTGTTTGCTGGTCGCCTCGAACGCGAGCGAGACGAGGCCAGAGCCGAAGCGGCTCACTGGAAATCCAACCACGACAATCAAGTAGCAATCAAGTCCGCGCTTATCCAGCGACCAGACCTTGGTGACAGAGCACAGCGCATTGAGAGGCTAATCAAAGATCGGGCTACCCTCGCTTATAAACTCGTCGGAATGGAAGCCGTTGAAGCTGGCCTGCGGGCGGAGAATGAAAAGATGCGCGACGTGATCAAGGAGGCACATGAAGCTATTGACCTGATTCACATACCACTCGGCGATGAAACTGCGACAAGTGGAAATCCTTGCTGCTGTCCAAATCCTCCGCAGGGGCGCGCTCTCGCTGCTGCACTCGCCAAACTCCAGCCCTTCCTGAAATGAGCCTACCCATCGAAATCACTCACGAAGTCACGCTGCCACAAGTCTTGAAAGCGTCCCGCGAACAGTGGACGACCAAGGATGTTGTAGATGAAATAATCGGGTTCATCTCCGAACAGACTGACACCCGATTTGAAGATCAACTCCTAGCTGCGATTCAAAAATTCAAAGCCGACAACGAATGAACCACCTCGACCTATTCCTCAAAAACAAAGTCGCCGACATGCGGCGAGCCGCCCCGGACTGCGATGTCTGGCTGTTCCCTGAAGCAGAAGGCTACACCGCTTACAAGAGCGCGTTGGAGTGGAAAAAGATCCCTCTGGAGAATGTGAACAAGCACATCCAGGAATGCACAGCCAACGGCCTGAACGTCGCCCTCATCGACCGCGTGTCCCTCGGCCAGCACGGCGGATGGAAGACGATCCTGATCGCCAAAATACCCGCAGCAGTAAAAGAAGATTTCGCTTGAACATTTCGACAAACTGAAAGAGAGTTACTACGTTATGGATACCCCACGAACTGACAAACACGCAAAAGAGCTTGGTAAACCATGGATCGACTTCGCCCGCACCCTCGAACTCCAACTCAACGAAGCCCGCGCCCTCCTCACCCGTATCTCGGACGGGGCCGAGCCTGTCTTGATTGCGGAAGAAATTGAAGAGTTTCTGGACAAGACAGAATTGCCTTGACCTTCACCCCGTTCTGGGTTTCGGTAAATCGAACCTATGTCTAAGCCCACCTTTGATCTCGACACGCCCATTGGAACTCGATTGCGAGAAGTCCGTAAATGGCGCAAGCTCACTCTGACCCAACTCAAGAACAGGTCAGGGGTAGCTGTCGGGACCATTTCGGATGTAGAAAACAACATCCGCCAGCCAAACACTTCCACACTGATGAAGCTCTCCCGAGCTTTGGAGGTGTCACTCAAGACACTCACGGGAGCATAATCCCTCATGGCTAAATACTTTTACGGTGGATCAGTAAAATCCAACCGTGTGAGAGCGTCCGCAGCTAGGTCGTTCGGCGAGCTTGTCAAAAAGCATCTCGACGCGGCAGTCCCGCTACGTCTCACACGCAAGGAATACGCAGCCATTCCCTCCGACACCTCGGAGGGGAGGACCGAGCGACTCAACGCCAAGGACACGACCTATCTCGTCGCCTGCGTCTTCGATGAAGAGGAGACCTCTCGCGAGCGCAAGTTTGCCGAGAAGACGAACTGCTGCAATCTGCTCTTCCTGGACTTGGACACAGAGAAGGATGGTCGCTCACCAGCCGCCCCCTACATCGAGAACCCGGACATCCTGCTGAAGGCTCTTCGCCCCTTCAACTTCGCAGCTTACACAACTGCCAGCTCGACGCCAGAAAAACCACGGATGCGTATCGTGGTGGACGCGGACAACATCACGTTGGAAGCCTACCCAGCAGCGGTGAAGACCATCGCCGAGAGGATCGGGCTGGGGAACATCACGAAAGAGTCGCTGACTCCAAACCAGCCGATGATCTGTCCGAGTCTGTTCGCAGACCAAGACCCCGACAGCGAGCATCCCATGGTGGTGTCGTTCCTCAAAGGAGACGCCTTCACCTTGTCAGATGTCAAAGACACCAGCATCAACCCCGAGAAGGCGAAACGCAGCTACGCAGAGGACGATGGTCTCGAATATCTCCGCGCTCCACTGATGGGAGTGGAGTTCAAGGACATCGCCGCTGCGCTCGAAACATTGTCGCCCAACTGCGGCTACCAAGAGTGGTTTGAAGTCTGCTGCGCACTCCGTCACCAATACTCAGATACCGAGCAGGAAGAGGAAGCCTTCAACCTCTTCGACAAGTGGTCGTCAGGAGGAGACACCTACCCCGGTCCAGACGGCACCCGTGCCAAGTGGGACGCTGTTTACACCACGCCACGCGGCAGAGTGCCGGTGACAATCAGAACGCTCATCAAACGAGCCGCCGACGCAGGATGGAACGTGGGGAAGGTCAAAGAGGACTGTTTCAAAGTCGTCAATGACTGGATCAACGACGAGGCGAAAACACTCCATGAGATGACCCACATCGCTCTGGAGAGAATCGCACAGTTGCCCATCCTGACACACGTTGAAGAAGGAACCCTGCTCAACTCCATCCTGCGGGCACTCACCAAGCTCGGGGAGAAGGGTCGCCTCGGCGATCTGAAGAAGGATCTCGACAAGCTCCGCAAGGCACAACTCAAGTCTAAGACGCCGGAAGAAGCTGTCAAAAAAGACCCAGCTTGGACGAAAGGGTGGTTCTATGTCGCCTGCTACGAGAAGTTTTTCCGTCCATCCACCCACCAGTGGCGCTCCAAGGAAGCCTTCAACGCTGAGTATTCCCGGTTCCTGCTCACTCCGCCTGAGCAGATAGAAGCCCAAGGCAAAGATGCCACCGACACCGCGCTCTACGTCCCTCCGATTCTCCCCAACCAGTACCTACTCAACAAGATCGAATGCCCGGTCGTCGATGACACGACCTATGACCCCACCTCCCCAAAAGAGATTTACAGCGAAGACGAGAATGGACTCAAGTTGGTGAACACCTATCGCGCCTGCTACCCCAAAGCCAAACCTGCGGATGCCGAGCAGGCAGGCAACATCCTCCAAGAGCATCTTCGCAATCTGATTGCCGAGACCGAGTACCAGCGGGTGATCTTGGACTACATCGCTTTCCACGTTCAGAACCCTGGGAAAAAGTGCCGATGGGCTCCTCTGATGCAGGGTGGGGAAGGCATCGGCAAGACATTGTGGGCGATCCTGCTGGGGAAGATCCTCGGAGAAGAGAACGTGATGTATGTGAACAACGAAGCCATTCGCGGCAACTGGAACGAGTGGGCAGTTGGAGCGCAACTCATCGTCATTGGGGAAGTGCGTGTCGCCGGGCACAACAGGCACGACATAATGAACAAGCTCAAAGAGCTGGTCACAGACGACTTTGTCTCGGTGAACAAGAAGCACGCGGACACCAGAAAGCACAAGAACATCACCAACTACATCATGTTCACCAATCACCACGACGCTCTGGCGGTGATGGCAGGCAGCAGAAGGTACTTCGTCATCAAGTCCAAGCTCCAGACTGAGGAGCAGGTGGCAGCCTTGGGGCCGGGATATTTCGACAGGTTGTTTGGGATGCTGGACAACCTCGCTGGCGGGCTTCGCAGTTTTTTCGAGACTTGGACGATCAGTCCAGGCTTCAACCCCAACGGACGCGCCCCCAAGACCAAGTACCTCGAAGAGATGATTGAGGACTCGGCGGACGAGGTCACTTCAGCCATCCGCCGCACGCTCCGCGACTCCGAGTCACCGCTGCTCTCCGAAGACATGGTCTGGGAGCCGTCCTTGATGGGGGCACTCACGATGGAAGGGTTGAAGGAGAGCCCCCAGCGCATCGGCAAGCTGCTCCGTGAAGAGCACTATTTACGAGTTCCAGGAAGGCCGATGATAGACAGCATGAGGGGCTACCTTTGGATCAAGCAGGGCAAGTTCGATGGAAAGATGCCCGCAGAAGTATTCCAGATTGCTCGCGACCGGGCGGAAGGGAAAGAAACAAATAACGAGGAGGAATTTTGCTAAATATGAGAACAAAAAATAAACACAGTAAGCATGTTCCAGTTGAGATAACTACACCAGTAACACTTTATCAGGTGCTCACTGACGCACACGATCAACTTACGGAAGAAGAGATTATCGCGGACATCATCAAATCCTGCTGCGATTTAACCGATCCAAAGATGAGTTTTGAGACAAAACTTATCGAAGCCTTACAGAAGTTCAAAGAGGAGAACCAATGAGCCCCACCGACTTCAATCTCGGACGATCAATACCCCCGACACCAACAGGCTTTGAGTTAGTTGAACTCAGCTACGGCGAAGTGCCGATCAAAGGCTGGAAGTGGTGCATAAACCCAGGCACTTGGGTAATAAAGTGGCCTACCGAAAACGATCCAAAGTGGCGAGACTTTACGTCGGTTGAAGAGACAGTAGGAGTTGAGTTTTCATTATTTTGCAAACCTATCCCAGACGATTTTTGTATATGAGCCCCGCCGACTTCACCATTGAATTTTACCGCAAGTGCCTGTCCCAAGCAAAATGGAACAGCAGCGACGAGCAAGACATGAAGAGCGTGATCCTGCTTGAAAACGTAGCTGCCGAGCGAGAGGGAGAGTTTTATCACGCCTTCGTCGAAGCCTACCAACTCAATCGTTTTGCACCTATTTATACCACACATTTTCCAGTAGCCGCACAACCGGCGACAGAAACCCAAAACACAAAACCAAACACCGCTACGACAATGAACACCCTGCTCAAAGACATCTACGAAATCCTCATCAAACCTCTGATTGACGCCATCGACCGCAACACTGCCGCCAAAGGCGTCGTCTATCCCACCTGCACTGAATCGGTCGGAACCGGCGCTGAAGCTCCGTCTGAAGACAAGCCCGAGCCCAAGAAGCGCGGACCCAAGGCAAAAGCTGCGGACCCTGAAGCGCCCAAGGTCGTTGAAGCTGAGACTACACCAGCCGACGAGGAGCCTTATCTGACCGGACCTGAACTGGTCGAGCTGATGAAGCCCCTCAAGGACACACCATACACCAAGAAGCTCGTCGAGTTCCGCGACGGCACTCTCGGCTTCTCCAAGATGACCCGTGAGATGTCCGACCCAGCCATGCTCCGCCAGATGGAGGCCAAGATCCGCGAGTTCCTCGCCGCCAACGAAGAGGAGAAGGACGCAGCCTAAACCCCCGCCGCAATCGGGCGCGGTTCTTCGGAGCCGCGCCCTTTGGTAGTACAAGCCTATGAAGACAATCGACTACCTACAACTAGCTGCGCTGGCGCTGACAAGCTACATCACCATAGCCTTATTCCGTTATGCTTGGGTGAATGACCACATGACAGAAATGCAAATCCTCAAAAACCTCCACAACGCACTCCTCTGGAAATGAGCCGATACCTCAAACTCAATCTCAACGCATCCGCCGCAGCGACGTGGACCGAATGCACGGCCCAACCCCACTACGTCGTCCAGAACGCCTCGCGCATCCCGCCACAAGACACGGAGTTCTCGGTCGAAGGGACTGTAGCTCACGGTGTCGTCGAGGCGATGTTCAAGCGGACTGCCATCAACCCCAAGGCTACGCCGGAGATGAAGACGCACGCCTCCGCGTTCGTCGCCTTCTGCCTCGATAAGAAAGCTCCCGGACAGACGGAGCACCTGAAACGCACAGGGATGGGCCACAGGTGGTGGAGCGAACTGAAGGTCAACCTCTTCTACATGCTTGCCCGCAACGGCTACGTTGACTTCTGCTGTGTTGCTGACGACGGCGTCCATATCGCCGACTACAAGTACGGTCAGGGAGTCGCCGTCTCCGCGTTCGAGAATCTCCAGATGGCGATCTACGCACGGTCGATGATCGAGCAACTCAAGCTCAAGACTCAGACCGTCCACATGCACATTTACCAGCCGAGAGTGCGTCAGGGAGACAAGCAGTCAACCTGGGCCCTCGACTACAAGGAACTCGTTCAGTTTACGGACGACCGCGTGCTCGGACCTGCGGAGGACATCCAGGCCAAAGCACTCACCTTGGAGTTCCGTCCCGGCACCAAGACGTGCCAGTTCTGTCCTTGTGAGAGCTTCTGCGAGGCCCGGACGAAGTGGTTGCTCGACGATACGCCGCTTGAGACGATCACATCAGGAGAAGTACCGAAGCTGCCGAAAGCTGACAGTGTCTCCGACGACGTGCTCTCCAAGCTCATCCTCAAAGTGGACGACATCAAGAAGTGGCTCGGCTCCATCGAGAAGTATGGTCTGGCAATGGCACTCAGCGGCAAACCGCTTCCTGGCTTGAAGCTGGTGAAAGGAAAAGGCGGACACCGCAAGTGGGGCAACCCAGACCTCGCCAAGGAGAAGCTGTTGGAGAAGCTGAAGCGCGAGGAGTGTGTGAAAGAAGACATCATCACACCAGCACAGGCGGCTGAGTTTGAAATCGACTTCGAGAAAGACGAGTGGAGCGTCATCCAGAAACTCATCGTCAAGCCTGAAGGGGGGCCGACGCTCGTTTCAGTTGACGATCCACGACCTGTCTATGGCTCGGAGAATCTGGCGAACGTGTTTTCTGATGAGACTGGAGCGGAGGACTTTTGCTGATGAACTACACCCTTTGGAACGAAGAGTGCCTGTCTGCAATGGAGCGCATACCGGATGGCAGCGTGGACATGGTCATGTGTGATTTGCCGTACGGGACGACACAGAATAAATGGGACAGTGTGATTGACCTGCCGACTTTGTGGGCCGCTTATCGGAGAGTGTGCAAACCTTCAGCAGCTATCGTGCTGACGGCTGCCCAACCATTTACAAGCGTGCTTGTGTGCAGCAATTTGAAGGAATTCAAATACGACTGGGTTTGGCAGAAGGAACGAGGTACTGGGCATTTAAACGCTAAAAAAGCCCCCTTGCGCGATAAAGAGGACGTACTTGTCTTCTGTCAGACAACCCCGCTTTATCTACCTCAGATGAAGCTGGGTGAACCTTATAAGGACAAATGTGGTAAAAATAAAAGCGCCAATTTTGGGGCGGACAAAAGAGAGGGAAATGATAACTCCGGTTTCCGATACCCGACAACAGTTTTGAATTTTCAGGGGTCTTCATCGAAAGATAAAGTCCACCCCACTCAGAAGCCCGTCGCCCTGATGGAGTATCTCATCAAGACCTACACCAACGAAGGCGAACTGGTCCTCGACAACACGATGGGCAGCGGCACGACAGGAGTCGCCTGCGGTAACTTGGGACGTAAATTCATCGGCATTGAGCAGGACGAAAAGTACTTCAAGATCGCTCAGTCCAGAATTTCAGCCGCTTACCCGAACGACGATTTTTGTTAAATCACCCCTTGACAGTTTCAGTATCTCGAAATATAGTTACTCCGTTAAAGCGAAACAACTCGCCTCTTATACACTCAGTTCAAACTACACTACTACCATGCCACTAGACCCAGCAACAGCGATCATCAAATGTCGCGTCGATTACCTCCACTGCTTCAAACCTTTTGAGGGACAACTCAACCAGGGAAACCCCAAGTTCAAAGTCACCTGCATCATCGACCCTAGCACGGCTGACGGCAAAGCAGCGATGAAGTCAATCGACGCTGCCGTGAAGCACGTCTCCCTCGACAAGTGGAAGAAGCACCCGCTTGTCTGGAAAGACCCGAAACGCTTCTGCGTGTCGGACGGCAACACCCACACGGACAAGGACGACGAGATCAAGGACGCCTACAAAGGCATGAAGGTCGTCTCTGCCAGCAACAAGAACCGCCCAGTCATCGTCGATGTGGACGGTCGCACGCCTCTGGCGGCTGAAGATAACAAGCCTTACTCTGGTTCCTTCTGCAAAGTAGTCGTTCGCTTCTACGGCACCGAGAACGGCGGTCGCGGCCTGTTCGCAGGCTTCGAGGCTATTCAGTTCCTCAAAGATGGCGAGCCTCTCAGTGGCGGCGGAAGCCGTGTCCGCGCAGAGGACGTGTTCTCCGACGAGTCGGATGACTCCGAAGACGCAGCGTAAAACCTTTGGGTATAGTTTAGTGCAAAACACAGGCGTTAGCCTGAGACGTTGTTTCGGAGACAACTGCCCATCCAATTTCCTCCCGTAGCCTTCAACGGCTCAACACCGCGTCAGCGATCTAAATCGGCTTGTAAACCGAAAGGAGCGGCGGACGGGAGGACTTCTTTTGTTTTGAGATCATGCCCACCTATCATGTTGACATCGAGACTCGGTCCCGCGCTGACTTGAAGAAGGTCGGCGCGCACCGATACGCGAGAGACCCTAGCACAGAAATTCTGTGCATCGCGATTGCGGAGGGGGAGCGTGATCCTGAACTGTGGGTGCCTGGATGTGAGGAAGGCTACCAAGACTCAGAGCACCTGCTCGCCAAGCTATCCCACCCCGACTCCATCGTTTATGCCCACAACGCGCAATTCGAGATAGCCTGCCTCGACGCCCTCATGGAGAAGACGACGGGCTTCGCTCCGCCCGCTCATCACCAATGGCGTTGCACCGCAGCTATGGGCAGACGTGCCGCCCTGCCTGCGAGCCTGGAGAAGCTGGCGGAGACGTTGAACCTGAAGAACCTGAAGGACAGCAAAGGCAAAGGTCTGATTCGCAAGTTCTCCGTCCCGCAGACTGTCGGCAAACGGAAAGGCGAGTTCATCGAACCGACTGACGAGCCGGAGGCTTTCAAGGACTTCACGGACTATTGTTTAACCGATGTTAAGGTCGAACAAGAAATTCACAGGACGTTGAAAGACTTCGAGCTTACCGGATTCCCACTCCAGACGTTTCTCTTAGACATTGACATCAACTGCCGTGGCTTCCCCGTGAACCTCGACGCGCTCCGCAAGGCGGAGAAACTGGTGAACGAGGAGACGGAGGCTCTCGCTGAAGAGTTCAGGAAACTCACCGGCTTCGAGCACACTCAACGTGATCGCGTGGTCGAATGGCTACAGAAGAACGGTTTCAAACATGACAACCTTCGTGCTGACACACTGGAGGAGATTTTCGAGGACGAGGAGTTCGATGACTCGACACCTCTTGGCCGTGCTCTGACATTGAAGAAGAGGGTGAGTTACGCTTCACTCAAGAAGATCCCGGCAATGCTCGGCTGTGCAGGTCCACAAGACAACCGTGTCCGGGGGACACTGGTGTACCATGGCGCAGGCACGGGGCGATGGAGTGCATCACTTGTCCAACCTCAAAACTTCAAACGCCCTGCTGAGTATCTCAAGAAACTGACAGGTAAAGCCTACGACGACATCATTGCAGGATGCAACCGTGACTGGCTCAATCTTGTGTATGGACCACCTCTTGAAGTTGTTTCGTCGTGCATCAGGCATTTCATCCAAGACAAGGGACCGATGCTAGATGCCGATTACGCGGCCATCGAAGCGCGCATCATCGCATGGCAAGCGCAGGAGAAGTGGAGGCTCGACGTGTTCAAAACGCACGGCAAGATTTACGAGGCGTCGGCGTCCATGATGTTCAAGGTTCCTTTCTCGGAGTTTGAGTCGTATGAAGCTCGCGGAGAGAAGCATCCTCTACGCCAAAAAGGTAAACAGGCCGAGCTTGCGTGTGGTTTCGGGGGCGGAGTCGGTGCTCTCGAACGCATGGGAGCACTGAAGAACGGACTCACCAAAGAAGAACTCCCGGACATCATCAGTCAATGGAGGGAAGCCAACCCAGCAGTCGTCGTTCACTGGCGAACGACTGAGGACGCTGCCAAGAACGCCATCAGAAACCCAGGAAAGGTTTACCCGTTCGGTGTGAACTGCGGTTTCTTCAGGACCAAGACCGCAGGCATGGACTACTTGTTCATGCGTCTCCCCAGCGGCAGGAAGCTCGCTTACCCACAACCTCAGCTTACTCCCCAGCTTGTGTGGAAAGAGGAGAAGGTCGAGTTGGTGAACGGAACTGACGAAGAAGGAAAACCAATCCAGATTCGCAAGGTCATAAGTTACGAGCAGAAGAAACTATTCAACCCGACGCCTGATCAAGTAGCCAAGGTCAAACAGAAGCATCCCAAAGCTAGAATGTCGGAAGCGATCACCTTTTTTGGCCAGATACCGATGAAGGCAGTTTGGGGACGAGTAGCCACATATGGCGGATCGCTGGTGGAAAACAGTACGCAAGCGATTGCGGCAGACTTCATGGCCCACGGTGCCATCAACGCCTCCCGCGCAGGCTACAAGATCGTCGCCCTCATCCACGACGAAGCCCTCTCCGAGTACGATCCCCTCGCAGGACAGTCAGCCGACCACTTCGTCGAGTGCCTCACCAAGCTCCCCTCATGGGCCGAAGGTATGCCCCTCGCCGCTGAAGGCGGGGAGGTTGAATTTTATCAGAAATAATTCGACAATTTCGACAAACTGAAATAAGTTTACTACCTCTATGAACCCAAAAATCAAACCTACGAGGGTCTGCGTTGACCTCGAAACGATGGGCACCCGCCCAGGCTCCATCATCACCTCCATCGGAACCACTAAGTTCGACGAGAACGGACCGTACGGCGAGCCATTCTACATGAGGATCGACATGCAAAGCTGCGTCGATGCGGGGATGCTCATCGACGTGGACACCGTCAAGTGGTGGATGAAGCAGTCGGGCGCAGCAAGAGAGGAGTTTCAGAAAGAGTCTTCTTTTTTGAGTTACGTCTTGGAAGCTTTTTCAGTGTGGTGTGAAGCTCCATTCACACCGACAGGCTACGCAGCAAATCCAGACCTAGAACTCTGGGGAAACGGTGCCAACTTCGACAACGTGCTCCTGAAAGCAGCCTACGACCTGCTCGGCTTGGAGGCACCTTGGAAATTCTGGAACGACCGCTGCTACCGCACCCTTAAAGCGATGTACCCCCACATCAAGATGCCTGCTCGTGTGGGCACGCACCACAACGCTCTCGACGACGCCATTTCGCAGGTGAACCACCTGATCCTGCTCCCGGCGTTTCAGGAGCTGTGCAAGGCGGAGAAACAGGCAGAGATGGACCAACTTCAAAGAGAACTGATTCTGTGAAACCCGTCGGCCCCCAACTCGAAAAAGACATCGAGAAGAAAATCGGTGAGTTCGCCAAGAAGCACGGCTGTCTATACCTTAAATTTGTTAGTCCCGCACGCCGCGCCGTCCCTGATCGGATGATCATCACTCCGCAAGGGGTGATTGGGTTCCTCGAAGTGAAGGCTGCGGGCAAGAAACCCACACCGCTCCAGATGGGGGAGATCATCAAACTCACGAAACAGAACTGCCTAGCTACTTGGTGCGACAACGTCGAGGACGGCTGCGAGTTCATTCGAAAACTATTGAAAACGGATCGAGAATTTTGCTAACATGCTTCTGGAAAAAATACACAAACAGCTTCTACGAGACGAGTTTATAACCAACGTTGACAGTTGGGGATTTGGTTCAGACTTTATCCACAAAGTACCCGGATGTTTTGACCTTTTAATCGACTGGCGTGTTCTGGCGCACCGTTACGAATACAGCTTAAAGCAATGAAGTTCCCTTCTTCAGAACCCCAAGACCTGCTGACACAGCATCTCCTCGACCACCCGCACGCTCTTGGCTTCGTCGGCGTCGGCATCGGGAAGACCGCAGCTACGTTGTCGGCGCTGAACACCCTGTTCCAACGGAAACAGACCATCGGCGCTCTCGTCCTCGCTCCAATGCGTGTGGCAAACCTGACTTGGCCTCTGGAGGTGGAGAGGTGGGACGACTTTAAGTGGATGAAGGTGGCAAACCTACGCTCTCCTGCGGGCAAGCGTGCGTTCCTGCAAGGCAAAGCTCACATCTACGTTTGCAACTACGAGTCCATCCCCAAGCTCGTCGAGTTGGTAAAGACTCGGCGGAGCATGGGGCTAGGACTCCCATTTGACCTGACGATAGTGGATGAATCCACCAAGCTCAAAAACCCCACCTCCAAGAGAGCCAATTTATACCGCCGTGAAGTTACGCATGAAATCCACAAACGTATATGGGCGCTCACTGGCACCCCCGCTCCGAACTCGCTTCTTGATCTCTTCGCCCAAGCACGTTTCGTTGATAACGGGAAGAGGCTTGGTCGTGCGTTCGAGCACTTCAAACAGACCTACTTCAAGCAGTCTGGGTATGGGGGCTACAAGTGGAAAGAACTTCCAGGCTCCGGTGAAGCCATCGAGAACCGGCTAGCCGACATCACCCTCACGCTCCGCTCGAAAGACTGGCTCAACCTGCCGGAGACAGTGGTTGAGGACGTGGAAGTGCATCTGCCCAAGAACCTCGTCCACGACTACAAGGAGTTCGAGAAGGAACTGGTGCTCCAGTTGAAGTCAGCGGAGATCACGGCTCCAAATGCTGCGGCACTGGTCGCCAAGCTGCTCCAGTTCACGTCGGGGAGCATCTATGACGCCGACAGCAAGTGGCACGACATCCATGATCTGAAGATCAAAGCACTGGAGAAGATCATCAAGCAGACGGAGGGGCCGGTGCTGGTAGCGTGCGCCTTCAGGCACGAACAGGAGAGGCTACGAAAATACTTTCCCAAGGCCCGATTCTTTGCGGATGCCAAGAATCAAACCTCTCAGAAACAGCTTTTAGAGGATTGGAACAACAAGAAGATCCCCATCTTGGTCGCCCATCCGAAGAGCGTTGGTCACGGGCTCAATCTCCAGCACGGGGGAAACACACTTGTCTGGCTTACACTGACCTACAGCCGAGAGGACTACGAGCAGATGATTGCTCGTCTCGACCGGCGAGGACAAGGAAGCGTAGTGACGGTCTATCGACTGATGATCCCGGATACAGTGGACTACGCAGTAGCAACGGTGATCGAGGAGAAAAAGGTCACAGAAGACCGACTTTTAACTGCGCTCCAGTTACTAGAATCTTACCGCGAAGGCGCGGTGCCAAGGAAGAAACTAACCATCAAACATGAGGAGGACTTTTGCTAAACCATGAACTATCTGAAACGAATCCGAGAAATCATCGAAGACGAGTCGCTGTCTCCGCACAAAAAGGTGTCAGCCATCAAGGCAAGCCTTGGCAAGCCTCGCGGCCCTTACAAAGTCGAGTATAAGGTCCGCGACATAAAGGCTTACCAGACAGCACGCTACAAGTCCCTCCGAGCATCGGGACTATGCACTCAATGTGCCGAGTCCAAGGCTCGTCCCGGCAAAGCCATGTGCTCTGTCTGCGCCAAAAAGCACCGAGTCCAAGCTCTCGCACGCTACCACAATGGCTAAGCGTCAGAAAGAGTGGGCTAGACGCGCTAGGTTTGAACTGATGTTCAAGCTCGGCGGAGCCTGCTTTGAGTGTGGAACAGACAGAGACCTCGACTTCGACTGCATCATCCCCCAAGGACCAGCCCACCACCGAGCTATGGACACCAGCCAGCGAGTCAGTTTTTATCGACGCCAGCATAAGGAGGGAAACCTCCAGTTGCTCTGCCGCCACAGATGCCACAAAAAGAAAACTGTTGCTGACCTGAAACGTCAGCAGGAACAAGAAGACAACGAACCATTTTAACTATCATGCCCGAAGAGACCTATGACACCTCTCGCTTTCAGCGGGACAACGTGACTCCCGAAAACGTGCAAAGCCCGGCTCCACCTACCGGATACCGACTGTATAAAGGCCCACACATGTGGCAGAAGCTGCCAGAGGGATCACGTTTCTGGTCATCCACTAAAGGGTGGGACAACGAAGCCTCATCAGCTATACCAGTCACGAATGCTTACTATGCTATCCCTGTGAAGGTTGAACTCCCGCCCGCTCCACCCCAACCCGACATCCTCGAAGAAGCCCGTGACCTGATCCACAAAGACCGCGCTGCGGACTATGGCGAGGCCAAAGCCAGTTTCACCCGCATTGCGCAGTTGTGGAGTGCCTACAAAGGCGTCGAGATCACGCCCAAGGATGTCGCCTCCATGATGATCCTCCTGAAAATGTCGAGGAGCGTGACGAGCAAAAAACGCGACAACTGGATCGACACCATCGGCTACGCTGCGTTAGGATCAGAACTTGAATGACCAAGCCTCTTCCAAAACGTCCGACCATACCTGAAGCCGCCAAACGGCTGAAGTATGGGGTGAAGTTCATGCCTCTGTGCGATTCCCGAACAGGGAAAGTCATCGTGCAAATGCCGGACGTTTTGATCGAGCGGGAGATCCTGCGGAACTACGAAACGGTCTCAACCCTGCTAGGAAACGAGATACTTCCGTGGGAGGAGCACTTCAAACTCTTCGTGAACCATGTCCTCGGGAGGAACGATTGGCCCTTCAAGTGGCATTGGAATCCTTACTCAGAGACGATTCTTCGGAACGTCAGGAACGAGAAGCTGATGGCGATCTCCGGTCATGCAAGCTCAGGTAAATCGGCATTCCTGTCGATGTATGCCGTCTGCATGTTTCTGATCTTCCCAGAGAACACGAAGGTATTGATCACCTCCACCTCCCTGAAAGACTCTCGAAACCGAGTCTGGGGGGAAGTGGAGAGAATGTGGAACGAAGCGACTCGCTACTTTGGCTCGCTCTACACCTACTTGAAGCTGCCGCCGTCGATGCCGGGGAAGCTGGTGTCCTCCGCAGGGAAGATCACAGGACTCACGCCCGAAGGGAAAGCCAACGACCTCGTCGGCATCGCGCTGGTGGCGGGCGGGAAAGGAAACGACGATGTCAGCAGCCTGATCGGTTTCAAAGCCAAGAACCTCCTGCTGCTGGCAGACGAGCTTCCCCTGCTCACCCACAACCTCTACGACGCCACCTCGAACTTGATGGCGAATGATGGCTTCAAGATGCTGGCATCTGGCAACTTCAGCTCTCCGTTCGACCCGATGGGACTTTTCTGCGAGCCGGAGGAGGGATGGAACAGTGTGGACGAGAACACCTTCGAGTGGCGGACCAAAGTCAACGGCTTCTGCATCCGTTTCGATGGGGAGTTGTCGCCGAACGTCCGAGCGGGCAGAACAGTTTACCCTGGGCTGCTGACTCAGGAAGGTCTCGATGAGATCAAAGCCCGCTTCGGACCCAAGTCCCCAGGCTACTACCGAATGGTGAAGAGCTTCCCCTGTCCGACAGGAGCAACGGATACCATCTATTCCGAGCCGGAACTGACCAAGAACCTCTGCGCTCAAGGAGTCAACCAGTGGCTCGTTCGCCCAACGCCCGTCGCGTTCCTTGATCCGTCATTCTCCAAAGGTGGGGACGCGGCAGCCGCCAGTTTCGGGTTGTTCGGAATCGCACAGATCAATGGAGCAAACCGCCAGATCCTTTTCAAGACCGACACCCTCGACCTGATGAAACAGGTGGACGCTCGGCACAAGACCAAGGACCGAAACGAGCAACTAGCGGAACTGTTCATCGCCGAGTGTGAGAAACGCAACGTCGCGGTGCCCGACCGAGGTGTCGATGCCACAGGTGGTGGTGATCCGTTCTCGACCATCATGGCGATGAAGATGGGCCATGGGTTCCAGTTGGTGTCCTTCTCAGGAGCCGCCAGTGACATGATTGTGAGTGCCACAGACAAACGGAAAGGCAAGGACCGATTCACGAACCGAGTCTCCGAGTTGTGGTATGTCGGCAAGGAGTTCGTCGCGAGTGGGCAAATCCGAGGCTTGGACGCAGCCACCATGGTCGAGATGTGCGAACGCACCTACACGGAGCGAGGCAGCAAGGTCTGCGTCGAGCCCAAGGAGGACATGAAGAAACGCACCAGCGGTCACAGTCCCGACCGTGCCGACTCCTGGGTAGGACTGATCGAGATTTGCCGTCGCCGTCATCGGTTCGTCGCCGCAGCCCGAGCCGCGCAACAGGTGAAACCCGTTGGTCCGCAACGCCCTTGGTGGGAGCCACCCCCACCACCCAAACCCACGTTCCGAGACGGCCTGCTCGCCGACGCTGGATGGGCTGGAAACGGAAAAGAGGCAGCTTGGGGAGAATAGAGTTGACGTAGTAGAAAAGATTCGATAACCTGAAAAACACATGCCCAACCACCCCTACTCTGAAGACTACTATCTGAACGGACCCAAGTTCGGCCTGTCTAACTACGAAAACTACCACTGGCTGCCCGACAAGACGCTGCCGATGGCGCTCCAGTTGAAGTGGATGCTAGGCATCCGCAGCGACGATGTCGTTTTGGACTTCGGATGTGCTCGCGGCTACACCGTGAAAGCCCTGCGTATGCAAGGAATCCAGGCACACGGCTACGACCTATCTGAGTGGGCTATCGCCAACTGCGATGAAGGCGTGAAGAGTTTCGTCAGCAACACCTTGAACACCTCACCGATGGCTTGGGACCACATCATTGCCAAAGATGTGTTCGAGCACATCGAAGTGGACACGCTGACCGACATCGTGGCTTCGCTGCTACGATCCTGCCGCAAGCAGCTCTACATCATCGTGCCATTGGCTGTCACTCGCGGAGGCACCTACAACTGCCCTGTCGATGAGCAGGACTCGACCCATGTCGTCCGCTGGACGCTGCCATGCTGGATTGAGTTCCTTCAGCGGTTCGACAAGAACTTCGTGGTGTCAGGCGGCTACGA